CTTGGATTGGTATGGAAGTTGGTTTAGTAATTAGAAATAATTGGTTATTACAGAATCATATCAATTGGGTTAAATCTATACATGTAAATGATAAGACCAGTGGACACTTTAAACCAATTAACAGTAAAAGATATTTGTGTCCTACATGGGAACATCTATTTCATTTTACTAAAGATGGTAACGTAAATGTTGATAGGTTATCGGTAGGAGTTCCATACGAATATTATGAAGCAAATATTCGTGGTAAAAATACAATAAAAACTAAACCTAATTTAAGAGATAAGGGTAATTGTTGGTTCATACCATACGAAACAGTGAATAGTAAAGATTTAAGAGGTAAGCATCCTGCCACTTTTCCAGTTAGATTAGTAGAGGATTGTCTTAAACTGACAGGAACTACAGGAACAGTTCTTGATCCTTTCATGGGAACTGGTACAACAGCAGTAGCAGCAGTTAATTTGGGATGGGAGTATATTGGATATGATATTGATGAGGATTATGTTAAGTTTAGTGAAAACCGTATAGGAGAAAACTTGACAAGGTTTATAAAATGAATAAGTTTGGGGGGTTTATCACCCCTCTTTTTTATGGAGATTTGGGAGAACAAAACTCAATTACTTTCTGTAAGACAACAATAAATTTTATTACAAGGATCCTTTTTTTTATGTCCACCCATAAATACAATTGAAGATTGAATAAAGTTATGGCAAAATATCATATTAAAAAACCAGGAATTATAAGTGGAACTGGTGATGTATATTTCACTGGTGGTAATAGATGGTCTGATAATTATGATGATAGAAAAATATACACTAAAAAGGCTAATGCCACTAACCAATCCTCAAATCCTTCCGGTGGATTTAAAAATATCACTATAGTAACAGAATAATGGCAGTAAGAAAAACTATACCTGGTCAAATAGAAAATAGGAATTTCTTATCTCCTGTTGGATTTAACTTTCAGGTAAATAGAGCTCCAACAGTATCTTACTTTGGAAATTCTATAAACATTCCCGGAATGTCATTAGGTATTGCAGAGCAACCCAATTATCTAACAAATATACCTTTGCCAGGTGATAAGATTGATTTTCAAGATCTCACTTTAAGATTTCTTATCGATGAAGGATTAGAAAATTATATGGAGATTCAAAAATGGATTAGAGGTATTGGATTTCCAGAAAGCCTTTCTGAAATTTATGATTTTCAAAAAGATGATGACCCAATAAAACAACCAGAAAGAAGTCAATTAAATCTATATTCTGATGGAACTTTAACAATATTAGATTCCAATCATATATCCAAGTTTAAAATAGTATTTGAGAATCTATTTCCTTATTCATTAGGTGATATTGAATTTGATGCAACTCAAACAGATATAGAGTACTTAACAGCAGAGGTCATCTTTAAATATTCGATGTATAATATAACAGAAATACATCATATTTGTGATTAATATTGAGATTTTATTATGGATATTGATACAATAAAAGATATGTGGAAAAAGGATTCTATAATTGATCCTGATAATTTACATCAAGAGAGTTTAAATATTCCAATATTGCATGGGAAATATTATGACTTATATAATACTATATTACTTTTAAAAAAGAAGGCAGATCAACAAAGGAAAAATATTCGTCATGAGAGATATGAATATTTTTCTGGTAAGGCTGATCCGGAAGTTTATATAGAGAATCCTTTCCCTAAGAAGATAAGGGATAAAGATACAATGATGAAATATCTAGATGCTGATGAGAAACTTTCTAATTCTTCATTAAAACTGGAATATTATGAAGTTATGTTGGGATATTTAACAGACATTATTAAGATGATACATCAGAGAAATTATCAAATTAAAAATGCAATAGATTATCAAAAATTTACTTCTGGTTTGGGTTAATAAATAACAATATAAGTATTATTACTTTATGTTATGGCTGATTTGACCATTGAAAAAATCAATGAAGTTTATATAAAAATAGATTGTGAGCCAGGAATAGAAAGAGAAATTTCAGATAGATTTACTTTTGATGCTCCTGGTGCAAAATTTATGCCCCAGTATAGAAAGAAATATTGGGACGGAAAGATAAGATTATATAACTTACAAAACAAAAGACTTTATGTAGGTCTTTTGGATAAATTAATAGCATTTGCAGAAAATAATTATTATACCTATCAGTTTGTAGAAAATAAGTATTATGGTGCACCATTTGAAGTTAATGATTTTGTAAGCAGGGATGGTGTTAAAGATTATATGAATAATCTTGTTCCTTCTATGAAGGTTAGAGATTATCAAATTGATGCGGTATATGATGCTCTTAGATATAATAGAAAGTTATTAATTAGCCCTACTGCATCAGGAAAATCATTAATGATTTATTCTGTTGTAAGATTTTTTATTGCAAAGAAACAAAAAATATTATTAGTAGTTCCAACAACTTCTCTTGTGGAACAGATGTATAAAGACTTTGAGGACTATGGTTGGGATGTAGAAAATCATTGTCATAAAATATATTCTGGTAAAGAAAAAACAAATGAACATTCTGTAACCATTACCACTTGGCAATCTGTATATAATTTAGAAAGAAGTTTCTTTGAAGATTATGATGTTGTTATTGGTGATGAGGCTCATTTATTTAAAAGTAAGTCTCTTGTATCAATCATGGATAAGCTTCATCACGCCAAGTATAGATATGGGTTTACCGGAACTTTAGATGGAACACAGACTCATAAGTGGGTGTTAGAGGGATTGTTTGGTCCATCATATAAAGTGACCCAAACAAAGAAACTTATTGATCAAGGACATCTATCCAAATTAGATATTCAATGTTTAATTCTTAAATATAAACCACAGAAGTTTGATAATTATGAGGATGAAATACAATTCCTTATTGGTAATGAAAATAGAAATAATTTCATTACTAAACTTGCTGTTGGTTTAGATGGTAATAGTTTACTACTTTATAGTAGAGTAGAAAAACATGGACAGATACTTTATGATATGATAAATAGTGAAGTACATAGTGACAGGAAAGTATTCTTTATCCATGGTGGAGTAGATGCTAAAAATAGAGAGTTAGTTAGAGAAATTACTGAAGATGAAAATAATGCCATAATCGTTGCATCTTATGGAACATTTTCTACTGGTATTAATATAAAGAATCTTCATAACTTAATATTTGCATCACCATCTAAATCTAGAATTAGAAATCTTCAGAGTATTGGTAGAGTCCTAAGAAAGGGGAATTCTAAAACAAAAGCGAAACTATATGATATAGCAGATGACTTAACTTTAGGTCATAGAAAAAATTATACATTAAATCATTTTATTGAACGTGTAAAAATTTATGCACAAGAACAATTTAATTATGATATTCTTTCCATTAATATAAAAGACTAAAATAGGAGAAAAAAATATGATAGAAAGCGAATTCTATTCAACTATAAAATTTAAAAATGGTGAAGAGGTATTTTGTAAAGTAGCACCTTCAGAGGAAGAAGATAGGATTATGTTATTAATATCTCATCCAATTATGATAGAAGAAGTAAAATCAAGAGGTAATATTACTGCTTATAAATTTGAACCTTGGCTAAAGACTACTAGAGAAGATATGTTTGTTATTAATATTGATGAGGTTCTTACTATGAGTGAATCATCTGATATTGAAATGATTACTAACTATGAGGATTATATTAATAGGGTCAGTAAAAGTAGTAGAACTAAGCTTAATAGAAATATGGGTCATATTGGTAATGTTAATGATGCCAAGAAATCTCTAGAGAAAATGTATAATTTCAAGAACTCTACCTAAGTGACTTAGTAAGACCTAGACCTGCCCTTCATTTGTAACAAACCTATTGTAGTGATATTTGAGATCTTTGTCAAGTCATTGACTAAATCGTAAATGTTATGTTATAATTTAATATATAGATGATACATTATAAGTCATGTCTTTAGGTTATACTACTATGAGAAAGGTTAAGAGATCAGAACATTATGTTAATAATAAAGAGTTTCTTTTAGCTTTAGAGGCATACTTTTTTGATATTGAAAAAGCGGAATTGGAAGGAAGAACAAAGCCAGTTATTCCTCGTTATATTGGTGAATGCTTCTTGAAGATTGCTAATCATCTATCATACAAGCCTAACTTTGTGAACTATATGTTTAAGGATGATATGATTTGTGATGGGATTGAAAATTGTGTGAGATATATTCATAATTTTGATACAGAGAAAAGTAAGAATCCATTTGCATACTTTACCCAGATTATCTACTATGCTTTTTTGAGGAGAATTTCTCAGGAGAAAAAGCAATTGGAGATTAAGAATAAGATTTTAGAAAAGACAAATTTCGATGAAGTATTTGATGCAAATGACCTTGACTCATTAAATTATTCTGATTACAACAGCATAAAAGATAATGTTCACAATAAGCTTCGTTATCAATGAATACTGAAAAATTATATGACAATTCTTTTACCATTCTTCATAAGTTTAATGGTCTTTATGAATCTTATGATATTAATGGAAAAGCTATTATTCTTGCACCAACGGAATCTTCTTGTCTGGATGTAACAAGAGCTCATATTGATTTTTGGAAAGATAAGGAAAGGCCTTTAGATAGTCCTGTTCCTCCAGAAAATGATAAGTATGTTGATCTATGAAGATTGGTATTATTACCGACAGTCATTTTGGGTGTAGAAAAAATTCTAAATTATTTCATGATTATTTTGAGAAATTTTATGAGGAAATTTTCTTTCCAACTATAGACAAAGAAGGTATTAAAACAGTTGTTCATATGGGCGATGTGTTTGATAGTAGAAAAGGTATAGATTTTTCTGCTCTTTCTTGGTCAAGAAAAGTTGTATTTAATCCTCTTAGGGATAGGGGTATTGAATTACATTTGATTGTTGGTAATCATGATACTTATTATAAAAATACCAATAGAGTAAATGGTTTAGATTTACTTTTAAATGAGTATGATAATATAAGTGTTTATTCTGAAGCCACAGAAGTAAAATTAGATAAGTTAAAAACTATTTTTATTCCTTGGATTAATCAAGAGAATGAAGAGAGTACTATCAGTTCTATTAATAAAACAAATAGTACTGTAGCTATGGGTCATCTTGAATTAAATGGGTTTCGTGTCAATAGTCAGATTACAATGGACCATGGTACGGAACCTAAAATATTTAAAAAATTTAAAAAAGTATTTTCTGGACATTATCACACAAGATCTAATGACGACTCTATATTTTATCTCGGTAATCCTTATGAAATGTATTGGACTGATGTGAGTGATGATAGGGGTTTTCATATCTTTGATACACAAACACTTGAACATACACCAGTAAATAATCCACATAGAATATTTAATGTTATTTTTTATGATAACATTGATTATCAGTTATTTGATGCTAGACCTTATAAGAATAAGATAGTTAAGGTTATTGTACGTCAAAAAGATGATATTGATAAGTTTGAAAGATTTATTGATAAGCTATATTCTATTAATGTATCAGAGCTTAAGATAGTTGAAAACTTTGATTTCTCTGGATGGTATGATAAAAATGATGATGATTCAGTAGAATCTGAGGATACTATTTCTATTTTAGATAGATATATAGAGGAATCGGAAATTGAATTAGATAAATCATTAATCCAATCTATGGTTAGAGAAGTTTATCAGGAGGCATTGGATTTAGTTTGATGTATATTTTGGCAATTAAGGGTAAAGAAAAAGAAGGTGCATATTCTGTATCTGATGATGATAATGAACAAGTATTGTATATATTTCAGCAAGAAGATGATGCAATACGATATGCTTTACAATTAGAAGACCTTAATTATCCCGAAATGAATGTTATTGAAATTGAAGATGATGTTATGATAAAAACTTGTGAAGTGCATGGACATCAATATGCAATTATAACTCAGAATGATATTGTTGTTCCTTTAGAGAATGTGAAACATGATTATATTTGAAAAGATTAGATGGCGCAACCTGTTAAGTACCGGGAACCACTTTACAGAGGTGGAACTTAATAAGGATTCAACTACTTTGATTATTGGTAGTAATGGATCTGGGAAGAGTACTATTTTAGATGCGCTAACTTTTGTTTTGTATGGAAAGTCTTTTAGACGTATAAACAAATCACAATTAATCAATACTACTAATGAGAATGATTGTTTGGTAGAGATTGAGTTTTTAGTAAATTCAACTAAATGGAAAGTTGTAAGAGGTATTAAACCAAACATTTTTAAGATTTATAAAGATGGAAAGTTGTTGGATCAATCATCTTCTGTGATAGATCAACAAAAGTGGTTGGAACAGAATGTGTTGAAGATGAATTATAAATCATTTACACAGATTATTATTCTGGGTAGTAGTAATTTTGTTCCATTTATGCAATTGCCAATATCTAGTAGGAGAGAAGTTGTAGAAGACCTTTTAGATATTAAAATCTTTTCTTCAATGAATATTATTATTAAAGAAAAGATTCGTTCATGTAGAGATGAAATAAGGTCATTAGAATATAGGAAACAATCTTTTATTGATAAAGTTAAAATGCAAGAGCATTTTATTGAAGAACTTGAAAGTCGTGGTAATGCAAATATAGATTCAAATATGAAAAAGATTGGTAATCTTTTGGATGAGGAAAATGAGTATATTTTAAATAATGAGAGTTTGAACTATAAGATGGAAACTCTTCAAGAGCATGTGAGTGATGTTACAGGTGCTACAGATAAACTTCGTAAACTTGGGAACTTAAAGGGTAAAATTTCCCAGAAGGTATCAACTATTACTAAAGAGCATAAG